GATAGAACTAGAGTCAGTACCTAAACTTTTATCGAAACCTCTCAAAGAGAAACTTAAATACGATGCACAAGAGTTGAACTTTTTAAAACGCACATCCCGTGCGAAATTGCCGATTTAGTTTCATAAAAGCTCCAAAAAAAATCCTGCCAATTTTTCCCCCTATTACTTTTTTTTAAAATGGAAGATGATCATTATCACATAAACGATCTATGGGAAGACATGGATAGACTCAACGCTTTATATGAAGAGTTGATGTGGTCTCATGATGTTCAGTTAGAATTTAAAGCAGACTACGACAACAACCGAATTATTATTCAACCACTAGATGGATGATGCCCTTTGAATGTTATAAAACTTATCTGGCAATGAAGAATCACTTCACCAAGGATAAGTATGATTATCACAAGTATTGTGGTAGGTCCCGTGCATCTTTACAATCATTCTATAAGCGTAAAGACAGGTACTTTTTTGAGAAGATGTCTAGAGCACATCCAGACAAGGAGATTGAGGATTATTTTGTAGCTAACTTTGCATCCTGTAAAGATCCAGAGACATTGTGGATAGGAGAGATAATAAAGGAAGGAGATGGTAATTTTAAACAGTGGCAGAAGAAAGTTCAGTCACTGTCTTATGTTTTTAAGGAAGATGCTGGTATATTATTTGATAGGAAGGTGGATGAGGTGTTTGATTGTAACAATGGACACCCTCATATATTAAAAAGTTACTTGGGTGGTTACACTACTCTTGAAACTCTGGTGATATGTGATAGAATACTTGGGTACGTTAAAAACTTTGATAAAAAGTTGAAGGATCCGGTGTGGGAAACCGTCAGTAGACGGATTAAAAAATACACACCCTTCCTAAATATTAATGTACCACATTATAAAAAAGTCCTTAAGGAGGTTGTTATTCATGGCTCTCAATAATGATGAAGTTCTTGAAAGTTTAAAGAGTCAGTTGATTACTGTCAGCGAAACTCGTCTTAAACTTCTAGGTGCTATCGATGTTCTAGAACAAATTAGAGATGGTGTAAGTGAAACAGAAACTCCTGAGGAGGATGAAAGAAATTGACGTTCTTTGATTCAGACCTTGTTCGTAAGGAAATGACAGACATTCAAGATCTTCAAGAGGAGGTCTATGGAAGCGTCTTTAATTTTCCTCAAATGGATAATGAATCTAAAGCAGAACATATTGAACTGCTTCAGGAACTTCTTGAAAAACAGAGGATTCTATACACTCGTATGAGTTTATCAGATGATCCTGCTGCCAAGAAGATGAAAGAGAATATCGAACAGTCTGCTGTTATGATGGGGATGCCCAAAGATGTTAACATGGCAGCCGTCTTTGCCAATATGGACAAGATGATTGATGTGATGAAACAGCAGGTTGACAATACCTCTTCTGAGTAGTATAATAAAAAGGTACACAAAAGCCAAATCCAAAAACAAAAGCCAAATCTATGTCTTTTTCAAGTCTAAAGAAACAGTCTTCTCTCGGTTCGCTCACCTCCAAATTAGTTAAGGAGATTGAGAAGACAAGTACTACCAGAGGTGGTGCTGATGAGCGACTTTGGAAACCAGAACTGGATAAATCCGGTAATGGTTATGCTGTCATTCGATTCCTTCCTGCACCTGATGGTGAGGATCTACCTTGGGCAAAGGTTTATTCTCACGCATTCCAAGGTCCTGGTGGATGGTACATTGAGAACTCTCTTACTACTTCTGGTGGTAAAGATCCTGTATCAGAATACAATCGTGACTTATGGAACAGCGGTAATGATGCTGATAAGGATGTTGTTCGTAGACAGAAGCGTAAGCTTTCCTACTATGCAAATATCTACGTTGTAAAAGACCCAGTTAATCCTCATAATGAAGGAGGAGTCTTCCTATTCAAGTTTGGGAAGAAGATTTTTGATAAGTTAACCGCAGCTATGCAGCCTGAGTTTGAAGATGAGACACCCATTAATCCTTTCGATTTCTGGCAAGGTGCAAACTTCAAGCTTAAGATACGCAAGGTTGATGGTTACTGGAATTATGACAAGTCAGAGTTTGATGCTCCTGCACCTCTGCTTGCTGACGATGACGCACTTGAAGCACTCTGGAAAAAAGAGTACTCTGTTGCTGAGTTCACCTCACCATCTAACTTCAAATCATACGAAGATTTAGAACGTCGTCTTAAGTCTGTTCTTGGACAGAAGCAAGCACAACGCCCTCGTTTTGATGAGGAAGTTGAGACAGAGGATAATGCACGTGCTCCTGTTGCAGCAGCAGTTGCTGCTCCTGTTACTACACAGTCAACAGATGCTGATGAAGATGATGCTTTAAGTTATTTTCAGAAACTTGCTAACGAATAGTTAACCTAAGTTGGGATTACTTCCCTTCTTTAATTTCGGGTTAATGTATTCACTTGATGGTTCGTAGTCTAGTAGAGTTTCTACTTCGTCTACAACATACGATAAAAATCTAGACTCTAGGATGTTGATATTTCTTTTATCATCCTGGAGTCTTTCTTCATATGTACGATAACTAATACCTACTATAGGACTTACTTCAATTAATTGATTAGTCCCACTATCTAAGAAGGTTGCTTTAAATGTAGAGTCAACAATCTTTCCTTTAGGTACAAATATTTTTCCTTTAGAGTCTTTGATTTGTATAGTTTCATAGTGTTTAATTAAATCTACTCCACCAGTGTCACCATATTTTTCTGAGAGATAATTATTAAAATCTCCCTGTGTCATTGGCCATTCATCTCTTACGTTGATTATATTATTAGAAATAAGTACTACCCAATCTAAGTCTTCATCACCGTATAATTTATGAGCAACTTGATCTGGCCTTTCATCTCCTACTATTTTATACTTAGTAAAAGCCATGAAGTCAGTAAAGATATCTTCTCTTACTATTGCACGACGAAATAAGTTTTTGACTTCTAAAAAGTCACGATTAGATTTTCTCTCATTAATACGAGAGATGTAATCAAAGTTTGGGAGTTGTTTAAAGTAATTAGACATTAGTAACCTATCATAGAGTCGTCGTTTCTATCCAAATCTGTATAATCTTGATCAAAGACTGGATCTAGTTCTTGCATTGACATTCCTATATCATATGCAGTCATTGATTTGTTTGGTAATGTCATATATGTTCCGTCTGGTACATAGTTGACAGTAAAACCTGTTATCGCAGTCCGTTTCATTTTGAATAAGAATGGATGCTCCTCACTGTATCCAGCATGGAAGCATACATCAAATACATTAGGAGTATCTAAGTATAGACCACTACCAACTGATTGTTTTGCTGACATTCCTTGCTTAAAGAATCTAATAATTTTTTTAATTATTAGTGTTTCTTTTGAACTTCTAGCAGTTAATCTAAAACTATAATTGAATGCACGTCTTGCTGGTCCAGTGAACAACAGTTCCATATTAGGATTAATGACTTGTCCTTGTCCTCTAGCAAGTAGTTGTGCAGTATTAGCACCAAGTGCTCCTATCTGACTCATTAAAGTAGTCTTTGCATATTGACCAAGTTCTCCTCCATCTTTTTTAGCTATGTCTATAAAACTATTAACTGAATTACCTATTTGATCACCAAATCCCTCAAAACCACCCTTTGCATTCATTACTTTTGTTGCTTCTTGAGCACCACCCATCTGGAGATTGTTCATAGAACTTTCACCCCAATTAACAGTGTTACTATCTCCAAGTCCTGGTGGTATAGGTAGAATAACAGAACCTAGAGGATCCATTGCTCTGGTGGATGCCCTATTTTTCCTACCTCTTAAAAATTTACCAGGGACATATTTCAGCATGGTAATTCTCATGAAGTCTACGTCATCAGGAAGTTTTGCTAATGGGTAACGTAAATTTGCATAAGAACTTCTTTTCGCTGTAGTTACTGCACCTTCTCCTTTACCTAATTTTCCTAGATTTAGAAGCTCTTCACCTTTAGATTTACCTCCTTCAGTATCTCCACCACCATCCTCAATTTTTGTATTTGCTCCGTTTACTTTAGATCCCCATTCCTCTATAGTCTTATCACTAACATCATTTTTGTTTATAATATTTCCCATTTGAGATCTGAGTTGGGAACCAGCAGATGCTGTCATCCCACTACCAGGTTGTTCCCCACTCCATATACTTCCATCAGAACCTGCAAATAAACCATCAACATTTTGAGTGTATGTGGTTCCATCAACAGTTACTGTTGGTGCAACAGAAGGATTATCTGGATCAAAGGACAAGACTGCCCTTCCATCATTTGTTGAAACACTAGCGTTTGTTAATCCCACAGTTATCTTTTTAGTTATTTAGAACAAAATTTTGATAGGGAATTGTCTTGAGCTCATCAATCTCCATTGGGTTCACATAATATAACTGTCCTACTACCTCCATGAAGGTATAGTTTCTCATTCTATTCCAATGGAAGTTGTATCCCTTGAATCCATTTGGCATATATTCTGTTACAGCAACGAGAGGATTAGTATCGTATGTAATGTTAGGAGTCTTTGCCTTGTAGATGAAGGTATAGTAGTTTCCTAAGTCAGGTACTGGTGTTACACCATCAGATAGACGATCAATGATATCTACCATTAAATCATCAGCATCTTCTGTACCTATAAGGTTCTTCACCATACCAGTGAGTCTATTTCCGTAGGGTTTATCTAACTCCAAGTTCTTTTTCCGTAACGATTTTAAAGGTTAGTTGTCTGTTTTCACAAAATGATTTAGCAGCCTTCCATTTTGCTTGGTTCTTTGCATACTCTGCTATTTCACGGATGAAAGTTCTCTTTTGTTTCTTTCCCTTTACAGGAGGAACACAATGTTTCATCGGTTTAACTTCAATCACATATCTCATTAATTTACCATCATTTTCTTTGATCTTCATGTAGAAGTCTGGGAAGTAACGATGGACTCTATTATCTAGAGGTGAACGATA